TCATTTTCGCTGTTATTGTTTACTGCAAATATCCGACCTCTTAATTCTGGTCGTTCATTCCAAATTTTAGTAACGCAATCTGACTGGGCTTTAATTTCTGATTTTTCTCGTTTTTCCATGTTTAAGTGGTTAAGTGGTTAGGTTAAGTACTTAATCTATCCTATTAAGGTAAAAAATCTTTGTTTAAAATATCGTTAAGGCTATATCTTAATAACTTAATAACTTAATAGGATAATATTTAATATTATATAACACAATGTATTTATCATTTATTGATTCACGTTTCATTTTAGTGTTTAAATAATCTATATACAAAAATCGTATTAATCCTATTAACCTATTAAGGTTAAAAATCAACTTCCTGATTATTAGACACTTGATCGCTTAATCGGATAACTTCATACCTATTAAGAATTACCCCATTTACTGATTTTGACTTCGATTTTCCGAAAATTTTAACAAGTTCCATCCCTAATTTCCGCATTGAATGCAGTTTTTGTTTTGTGTTTGATTCTAAAACATCTTTAATTTCAGTAGCCGTTAGCCATTCAGCATAACCACCTTTAGAAACCGGAGCAAAGAATTTTAGTATCAATTCCTTTTCAAAAGCAATAGACTGAAAATCTTCCCCAACCTGATTAAGTGTCGATAATTCATCCTTAGTCAGCTGCCATTCTTCACCTGATTCATATGCTCTGTAAGCTTCCATAAATAACTCATCCTTATCTACTGAATTATATAATTCATGATCAATAGACAATACTTCAATAGGTAATATTCGAGTATTCCCGGTAGGATCGTTTATAATTTCAGGATCGTTTGAAGTACCACAAAGAACCGCAAGGCGTTTGAAATCTTCATTATTTGCCGCGTATGGAGCGCGAAGGCTGAATACCGATTTACTGGTAAGTTCCTTAAATCGCTTCTCATCCTGCTTTGATTTGCCACCCATTTCGTCATCCATTACAATCAGCTTTTGGCACATCAAAATATCATCATCCTTGCCAGCATCCAGCTTTGATTCGGCATAGTACTTCTTCAGTCCATTTGGCAATAATCTTCTAAACCATTCAGTCTTTCCGCTATTCTGCCCTCCAACTAAAGAAAGAACAGACCTTACAGGGTATCCATTATAGGCAGCGATTAAAGAAATAAGCCATTTACGAATAAATACATCCTTCATTTCCGTATTTGATCGGATAGATTTGCATAATGAAGAGATATTCCCGGCTGATCTCCGGTGTAAATTTCTTTCTATAAATTCAGTTATTGGATTATATTCATGGATAAAATCGCTGAATATATAGGATTCAACTAAGTCTTTGGTTATGTCTTTAGTGTTAAAAAACATTCTGGCACGTAAATAAATGGAATTAATTCTGGCACGTTTTACATCATTTCCATTTTCCTCAATAATTTTTGTAATTGAATTAATCCGCATAGGATGATTTTGGCTCATCCATTCTGTTAATGCCTGTATAAGCTGATCTGGATCTGCAGAAGCGGTTTTGATTGATATGTCGTCACGTTTGAATACCTCATCAACTAATTTATCAGCTTCCTCTTGATTTATTCCATTTATTTCAGTCAATTGCCTTTTAACCGATTCAGGGTTACGTCCAGACCTTTTACCCATCGCGGCTATCTGTACAGCCTTTCGACTATCCTCTGGAGCGTGTATTCCAATTTGTTTAAGCATCCAGTAAAGCGTACCGACTGTAACTTTTTGAGATCCTCGAGCTCTTAAACAATGGTCGTATTGCTTATCTGCATGGCGGCTATCGTATTTTTCTGAAACAGAGCATAGAGAATGGAACCAACCACGTCCGGATTCATGAAAACCATCTGCAAGAGCAAATCCTAAGCGTAGGTAAGAATCATAATCTGGTGCAAGGTTATGCCCTAAATTTACACATTCACGTATCATTTCTCCAACTGTATCGCCGGGTAAAACAATCGGCAATGACTTAATCGGTTTTGGCTGTGCAGTTAGTGTTTTAGCAACTTTTGATTTTTCATTAATAGTTAGTTCAGGGTCATACGATACGAACCTTAATGAAGCTACATTTTGCGGTGCGCTGTCAATCTTTATTCCAAATGATTGATAATAATAATTTTGAAGCCACCTGAAAGACTCTTTATGTTTTTCAGGATTGATCTTGACAATTATCGCAAGTCCGCCACCAGATGCAGATTTAAGCAAAGAAAATGTATATGGATCATTTAGTAATTCTGTTTTGTCAGTATAATAATCAATGTCAATCTGAATAAATCCTGAGTGTTTAATAAGTAAATCCTCTTTTCTTTCAATAAAAGTTCCTGAAATTGTAACCGCTGGCAACTGTTTTTTTAAAACATCACGTTTATTTTTATCTTCTTCAGTCCTGATTCGCTCAATTTGTGATTTATACTTTCCGTATTTAACCAAGTTCAGAAAATCATAGATTGTGATTTTTTCGTCTGAAATATGCGGCTTTCCTTTTTCGGGAAGAGATTTGAATAGAGATATTTCCATGTTATTTGATTAAGTAATCGGTATATTTTGAATTTTCTATGTCAAGTTTCTGACGATAAGCCCAGCCACGCGAATATCCTTTCAGTTGACCATATTTATCAATTGCTTCTTCACCCATAGACCGAATTACGCGCCAAATAAAAGATGATTTATAGGCTTTGCTTTTTTCAAGTTCAAGTAATTCTAATATGGAAAGTTCAGATATTCTCATGCCAATAAGTCCAGAAGGCGGCTTTGCCTTAACTTCGACCATTACGCCTGTCTGTTCTTCAGATTCCTTAACCGGGAAGACATATCCGCAATATTTACAAATTCGCGTACTGACTGGAACCAAGCATCCACAATCATTATTTCCGCAAGTTTTAACTGCTGCTACTCCTTCCGACTTTTCTTTTGGTTTTTTTAGCTTCCATTTTCGAGGCTCATCCCATAGTCCATGCCTATCATGATTCATTCCAAAGTCAAGCAGAGTAAAGTGAGTTTTACCCGGATAAATCCGGCTGCCACGCCCGGCACATTGAAGGAATAAAGGAAGTGACTTTGTAGCCCTATTCATGATTACGGTTTCAATTGAAGGCTCGTCATATCCGGTTGTAAGGATTCCGCAATTGTTCAGTACGTGAAATGCTCCGGCCGTGAATGCTTTTAATATACGGTTGCGCTCTTCTTTTGGCGTTTTGGATGTGATAAATTCGCTGCTGATTCCAGCCTCTATAAATGCAGAATGCATTTTGATTGTATGCTGAATATTCACATTAAAACAGATTGTCTTTGTGTTTGGTGTTAATTTTATCCATTCATCAATTACTCCGCTGTAAAGCTTAGGTTTATCAAAGTGATTCAATAGAGATTGATCTGTGTACTCTCCGGCCTTAGTTTCTAAGTCTGAAAAATCATCCTGCATTTGATACGCCTTGCATGGAGATAAATAACCAAGATCAATCAGTTCGGGTATATCTATATTCTGAACAATATTTGAATAGTATTTATAGAAGTGCTTTCCTTCAGGCGTAGCGGTTGCTCCGATTATTTTAGCATCTGGGAAAAGATCAAGTATTAAGGTAAAATTTCCTTTATGCGCTTCATCGAGTATAATCAAGTCTGGCCTGATTAGTAAATGCTTTCTTCGCTTCAATGTTTCGACCATTCCGAGGTAAATGGTAGCCTGATGATAAATGTTAGTTTTTCCGGGTCTTATTTCCTCTACTGCAACCCCAACGCGTCCAAGCGAAGCAATTGTCTGCTTAAATAGTTCCGTTCTGTCTGTTAGCACTATTGTAACTGTTCCGCGTTCTGCCGCTGCTCTAACCATTTCAGAGAACACAACGGTTTTACCTGCTCCGGTTGGTAGGCAAAGAACTTGCCTTTGGTGTCGTTCTCGAAAACCTCGCCTTAATAGTTCAATAGCTTCTGATTGGTATGGTCTAAGTTTAATTTGCATAAAATAAAAAAGCCCCGGCTGTGAGAAGTTTAGCCGAGGCAATTTATAGATTGCTGATTAATGCAAAGATAATGCTTCTCACTTCATTATCTCCCATTGTAAGATATGCTAATTTACTAAAATTGCAAGCAGTTTATATCAATCCCCCCCCCTTTGCTCTGGGTACTTTTTCCAGAACCACCGCTCCCGGTCTAATCTGTATTTTCGTAACCAATCAGGTTCCCGGTATGGTTTAGGTTTGGACTTGTAAGTTTGTATCTTACCAAGTTCCTGAGCGAAACCGTGCCCATCTGTTTTTATCCTGACTTTAGCCATTAGAATAGTTTAGTTTGTGACTGATGTTGCCTTAACCGTTTCATAGCTGCATCGAAATACTCTTTGTCAAGTTCACAAGCCGTTAAATCAAATCCGTAGTCATGACAGGCTATTGCTATACTTCCTGAGCCTAAATGAGTGTCGAGGATTTTATCGCCTTGTTTAGCGTATTTATCAAGACAATATTTATAAAGCTCGTAAGGTTTAGCGGTCGGGTGGAATTTCTCTAAAGCTGTATTATTACTTTTAATACAAGCTGCTCTGCTAAATTCAAAAATACGCATCGCTTTATTAAATGAAGTCCACGCCATTTCTCCATCAGCCAAACTAAAACCTCTTTGCCCTTTATCCCAAATTATCCACCCCATAGATGGCGGTAAATGTTCAGTCATATAATTTCCGCCCCAAATAATCTGATTTTTAGAAACTCTAAACAATTCTTTAAAATATTCTTTATTAGGGGTTTTGTTATCCCATTCCTTTACTTCCCATTGATTCCACCCGTTTTCTTTTTTACCTGCGTGGTTTTCAGCACCAATTCCGTATGGAGGATCAACTATTGCCAGATCAAAATACTTATCAGGATAGCGAGCCATTAAAGCCATGTTATCTTCGTTTGTGATTTCTATTTTACCCATAATAGTTGCTTATCGCTTCAATTATATCCTCAATCCTATACTTTCTCAATGAGCGTTTTAGGATTATGGAGAGGATGATTTTTTGTCTGAGGTGTGGATTCATACTCCAGATTCTAATACTAAAATTATCGGATCATCAACTTTGCGGTAAAACCAGTATTTAGTCATCCATTCAGCTACGGTTGGCAAAGGTAAATTTAGCAATCTTGCGGATTCTACAGGACTTAAATTATTGCCTAATGTAAATTCCAAAGCTAACCCAATTACTTTTTTAGGATGTCTGTTCCCGTAGCGTTTACCCCTGCCGTTTATGTTTAGTGGCAATACTTCCATTTAGTCAAGTTTTAACCCGGTAGTTAGCCGGGTGTGGTTAATTAAAATGGCATCTCATCGCTTGATTCAGGTTTTGAATCTTTGGCAGTAACTTTCACCCCATCAGGAAGTTTAGCGTTCCCGAAATAGACCTTATCATCAGTTGCATCCTTTTTACTGTTCAATTGGAATGACAGGATATTCCCGTACTGATCGGGTTCATCGTTCATCCAGACCGCGATATTTGCGTACAGTTTACCATTCTTTTCGGACTTATTGAAAGCGGTATGATTCTTTTTGAATGCTTCGCTTAAATCGGTCATACATATTGACCCGTGCATAGGCTTATTTGCCATAATTAAATTGAGTTTAAAATTAGGTTTAATTGTTCAGTTGCTTGTTGTATTTTCTTTCCGGCTTGTTCAATGTCTGCCATTACCTGAGCGCGTTCAATACGAATCCGTTTGAATTGGTACTTGCCGGGGTATTCAGGATGATAGGAAACGAAATCGAACCATTCTCTGCCAGTAATTATCAAATATCCGATAATCTGCCAGTAACATTCTTTGTAATCCGCTTTTAAGTCCTTTGTAATGGAATGCACTAAATGGGCAGTAATTGTATAAGGGCATTTAATTTCAATGCCTCCTGCCTCATCTATTAATCCATCAGGCGAACCACCGAAGTTATCCCCATAAGGAATATATCCCGATTGAGTGACCTTGCATCCAAAAACCTCTTCATATATACCAATTGCAATAGGTTCGTGCATTACGCCCCAATCGGTGTACTTGCTTGTGAAGTCATCTTTGGCTGGCTTACCTGTTAGCTTTTCAGCTATGCACTCCATTACGTAGGTAATTGCGCCATCGGATAACTTTCCGGCTTCTTTGTCGGCTTTGCTTTTAGGTTCGGTCATTAACCTATGCAGTTGACTGCAAGAGAACCGCCCCATACGCGACTGAATCCATTCAGGCGTACGCTGGTTATCATTTTGTTGTCCTGTGATTATCATTGTTGAGAAGCTTTTATGTCATCCATTGGAACGTCTTTTGAATACATCCCTGTAAACTCAACATCAGATCCGCCATCGGTAAACAGTTTGCCAAGTTTGGAAGCCGCGTTTTTTAGTGCCAAAGATTCGGCAGCCGGAGCGTTCTTTTGAATTGCATCCTGAATAATGTTCTCAATCTCTAAAGGTTTACTACCCTTAGCCAATTGAATAGGCCAAGCACCAACGCCTGACAAATTACGTACTCTTCCGGTAATCGGATTAATGATTGATAGCGTACCATAGACTAAAATAGAATTAGCCATAATTGAGCATGATTTAATCTCCCAATCGTAATCCTGGAATATGGTAACAAGATTGTTTTTAACGCGCTCAATAGGCTGGTATGTATTGCCTTTATGTTCTTTGAGCCATGACTTTGGTGGCGCGGTATTTAGTAAAGCGTTCAAGCTATCCATTTTTACGGATAGTCCCAAGTCCTTTACAATCGCTGGTAGGTTTGGTTTTTTGGCATCTGCCATGATAATTATTGAGCCCTTTGATTAGCGTGGGGAGCCTCTCTCCGGGCAATTTCTTTAAGTTATTGAATGACTACCCCACATAGTCTAACTTTATTCTAATTTAGTAATTTAGCTCATTGTTTCCAAATAAAACCTAACAAATATCTCGCAAAGGAACACCGTAACAATAATAATGCAGGCAAGCATAATTAGCCAGAATGTGCGGTTGGATCCGGGATCAGGGTCGGAGTGGAAGTGCATCATGATACCAAATATTTAATCATCAATCCCATTACTACCAGAGTACCACCGAGTATTAAAAATCCTGTTAGCGGATTTGAAAAGTCTTTACGTTCTACGGAATGCATCCATAAATTAGGCTTATTCATTGATACGGTCGGCTCTGGTTGTTTGAAGCCGTTGGCAGGTACTAATTGTCCGTCACGGTTAATTGTGTGTGAAATTTGTTTCATTTTCCTATTATTTAGTTTCCAAAGTTTTAATATACTCCTTAACCGCTTGTGTGAAGTCGGAGAAGGTTTCGAATTCCGATAGCCATATATCAAATTCTGGAATATTTTCAGAATTATAAATATTGGGGTTTATAAAAATACCTAATATATTTAAAGGTATTCCTCTCTCCCTCGCATCCATTACAATGTCTACGAGTGCGTGTAGTTCGGGGCGGGTCATAGTTCTGATTTAGTTATGTCTCTTTGATAAACCGATGTTGAACGAAGTCCTACCGTACCATCTTTCTTAAACTCTTTTACAATGGCATATACTGAACCGTATCTCGTATCATACCCATTCAAAATGCCAGACTTGAAATCTCTTCCATATTTAAATTTTACTTTATCCCCAATTTTCAAACCAGACTCGATTTCAAAAATTTCAATTCTTGTTCTGGATTGGTTTTTAATATTTTCAGAAATATCATTTCTTAAGCCTTGCTCAACTTCTTTAAGTTTAGTAAGTACTTCTTTTAGTGTTTCTAATTCGTTTTTCATCCTATTTACTATTTACGTTTAACAATTCATTAGCTTCAAACAGATTCATAATAGTGTCGATGTTTGAGTTTTTCAATCTAAGTGTATGAGATATAGTTACAACACACCCATAGCTTAAATCTAATATTACGCGCTTTCTTTGAAGTTCATCGTTCATTGACTTTGCAATGGCTGGATATTTTTCAGCTTCCACACTAAGTACATCCTTATGCTCAGGCTTTAGTCTTTCGTATAGGGTTTTCATATATCCAAATCCTCCTTTATCGCATCAAGTGCAGCATCGTAACTGCCATTAAACTCATAATTGATTAATCCAATACCGTGATATTCGTAATCCCTGCCGAACTTGCGCTCAAAGTAATCCTGAATATCAGGTCTGCAATCATTATAAACATCAATTATATCGCCTTCCTCATTGTAGGCTTCAATCACTAATTTATCGTTCTTATCGAAATTAGTGTCCGTATCTGGGTACGTGGTTAGGAATTGGGTGATGTTCATAAATTCACAATTGCAGAGTAAACGCCTGAACCGATAATAGATAATACTGTGACCGCTAAAGTCCACTTAAGCCAGTCGATTTGTTGGAGGGTTTTCATAATGAATTGCAAGTTTTTACACAGAACTAAATTGTCCTGTACTGCCAAAACTCCAAGCCGGTTAAGCGTTGGAGTGGCAGATTCCACAGACTTGCGGAACTGGGGAATGTTATTCAAAATAACCTCTTGTTATTGATTTATTAAAATAATCTAATTTAGACAATCGTACAAACCAAGTGCCATCATCATTCTTTAGCACTTGTGTAAAATTTGATAATTCAGGTTTGCTATCTTGGCTTAAAATCGCTTCCATACCTGATTTTGTCGATGTAATCATCCATCTGAATAAACCTAAACTTTGTAGGTAATCAAAAAATTGTCCGGTTGTAATTTCTGAAGTTTTCATTTTTGCAAGTTTTTCAGCAACCCTTCATTGAATTGCATATTCAAAGGTACAAATACTTTTGACAATTGCAAATAAAGTTTGCAGAAATATTAAAATAATTTTATACCTTTGGTTTATGAAGAAAAAATATCCAACAGCCGGACAACCTAAAAAGTTTGGGGAGGCTACCACTACAATAGCTATCAGAGTGCCTTTAAGCAAGAAAGAGCATTATAGGAAAGTGTTTAAAATATTTGTCGAATCAAAGGAGATAAAACAGGTAAATGAAATAAATGAGATTATTTTAAAATAATGTTTGCAGAATTAAAATATTTGTTTATCTTTGACCATACCAAAAACGAAAAGGATATGAAAACTTACTCAAAAAAACAACCAAAAGCATACGTTCCAAGATTCCTTTCAAATGGATTAGCCAATCCTGTAGTTTCAGAGATGGCTAATACAGAAAAAGAAATTGCTAAAAGAGCTGCAAAAAGTGCTGTAATGAATACCAGAGTTAGCTGGGAAAACGAAGACGGTTCAAGGAATTGGGATAAATACAATGACTTTCTTGAAGAAAGACAAAAGGCAGCTTGGGGATCTAAATCATTTTAATCAAACGAACATGAAAACAATGAAAATCAATTTAGATGGCAGAGGTATATGTACTGCCTATTTTAGAACTGGATACAACAAATTTGATTTTGCATTTATTGACGACTCTACCGGTGCGACTTTCGAACCTACAAATTTTGAGTTTAATATTATATGGGAATCTTTTTGTGATAGATTTTAAACTCATGAAAACCATCCTCACCCCAATGAACTTAATTAGATTATGGGTCATTGCAACACTAATTTTTACAGTTGTTTATCCTTTAGTAATTAGGTTATGAAAATGAACTTCAAAGAATTTAAAACAGAAATACTAAAACGAGCTAAAGCATCAGGTGCTTGTTCAGGTGAATATTCAAGAGCAGAAAATGCAAATGACTTCAAAGACCTTATAAAGGTTCTGACCGATAATTTCAATTATGCGTGTCAAAATAAAACTATTAATATTGAACTACTTGAAAAGGTAGGTGCTAAAATATGTAATGAAAATGATCTGTTTTTCAATTGCGATACATCAACAGGCTATCTATTAGCATCCGATTCAGCAACGGTCAGGGCATCCGGTTCAGCAACGGTTGAGGCATTCGATTCAGCAACGGTCAGGGCATCCGATTCAGCAACGGTCAGGGCATCCGATTCAGCAACGGTCAGGGCATCCGATTCAGCAACGGTCAGGGCATTCGGTTCAGCAACGGTCAGGGCATTCGGTTCAGCAACGGTCAGGGCATCCGTTTCAGCAACGGTTGAGGCATTCGGTTCAGCAACGGTCGGGGCATCCGATTCAGCAACGGTCAGGGCATCCGGTTCAGCAACGGTTGAGGCATCCGGTTCAGCAACGGTCAGGGCATTCGATTCAGCAACGGTTGAGGCATTCGATTCAGCAACGGTTGAGGCATCCGGTTCAGCAACGGTTAGGGCATCCGATTCAGCAACGGTTGAGGCATTCGATTCAGCAACGGTCAGGGCATTCGATTCAGCAACGGTCAGGGCATCCAATTCGGCTTATATTTGTTCGTATTCAACCGTTGAACATAAGGTGTCTAATAAAGCAATTTTGAGATATTATTATGAAAACAAAGTTGTATTATCGGATATTAATTCACTTAAATCATGACCCAAAGAACCGAAATCGACACTCAACTCAGCAAGGCTCAGAGAGTGCCACAAAATGAATCAGTGAGAATTATGACGCTTGAAAATCAAATTGAGCATCTAAACAATATGTTAGAAATACTTTCTCCTTATCTAGGAACACAAACCCAAGAAGTTATATCTCGTATTGTAAAAAGAAGTAGAGAATCTTTAAAGGAGGATAAATCATGATTACTCAACCATTTACGATGCAACAAACTATCCTATTCAACTCGATTATGGCAGGTCTTGAAGCAACTCAAATCATGCTTAAGGCAAAGAATGAATTAAACATTCTTGGGTACTTAACTGAGGACATTGAGAAGTTGTATAAGTTGAAAGAGTTAATTGAGGAGGGTAGATGAAAGAAAAGCAAAAATTGAAGCAGCCAATATATTAGCAGGAACCGATCTATTAATCAACGAACTTAACAAAGAAACGAAATGAATAACGAAAATCTAAGAGTACAAAGTAGTGCATTTCCCAACGGCGACTACATCACATATTCAGATGGCATGCCTAAACCACGCATCCTCCCATCGAATCACCCTGACGTATTAAAGATGGGTTACCAAAGGGCAGTTAATCGTTATAAGCCTGAACGTACTATCACAGAACAGGCTCGGGTAATTATCGACATGACAAGTGCAAAGTTAAGGAGGGCGAAGTGATGAAAGAACCAAAAAACTACCGTAACTGCCATCACGAATCTGATATGGATATTTTATTGTTAGAAATCGGATGGGTATTGCTTATTTTGATTTGTTTTTTAGTATATTAGTATAAACATTTAAACGTCCACAATGTTAAACCTTAAAAAAATTGACCGTAATGCCGGAGGGAGTGGACGCCCGAAGGCTTGCGGTTTTATTATTTATATGAGCACAGAAATCAAACTCCACGAAAACAAGCTCCCCACATTGCAGGAGCTTTACAGCGATCCTGAAGAAGCTTTAAAGTCGGATCAGTTGGCAGTTATCTTAAACCAACAACCTCCGGCGTCTTGGGTAAAGGTGCATCCATTTATCAAAGGATATAAGTATTTGCCGATTGATAAGATTGAGTATTTGCTTAAACGAATATTCAAGCGTTACCGGATTGAGGTGATACGTGAGGGCAGTTCATTTAACGGTGTTTATGTTGTTGTCCGTGTTCATTATTTACATCCATTAACAGGAGAATGGGATTTTCACGATGGTGTCGGAGCGGCTCAATTGCAGACCGCTTCAGGTAAATCAGCGGCCGACCTTGCGAACATCAATAACGGTGCTTTATCTATGGCGTTTCCGATCGCTAAGACTATTGCGATAAAAGACGCAACGGATCACTTTGGCACTACATTCGGAAGCGACCTGAACCGGAAGGATACTATCCAATATTCAGGTGACGACAAACTCGCAACCGTAGCACACACCAAAGCAGAGCAAAGACTTGCAAAGCTGATTGAAAAGGCAAATGATCGTGCGACTTTGGAAGCTCTGAAAACTCACTTAACTGAAAACTTACAATCTCAATTCGACAACAAATGGAATCTTTTAAAATAAGAGCATCATCATGCTCTAAAATTATGGGCGTAAAAGGATTAGGACAGACCGGATATACTTATCTTGAATCATGGCTAAAAGAGGCTATGTTTAAGCGCAGACCTGAAATCAAGTCTAAGTACATTGACAAAGGAAATATCTCAGAAGAGGACGGATTTACCTTGCTGACATTGCAGAAAGGTTTGGGAATGGTTTACAAAAATGAAAAGCATTTTGAAAATGACTTCATGACCGGAACACCCGACCTTATCCATAACGGCATTGTCTACGACAATAAATGCTCCTGGTCTTTAGATACTTTCCCGATGTTTGACAAAGAAGTTCCGAATAAAGACTATTATTGGCAGCTTCAGACATACATGGAGCTTACAGGATGCGATAAGTCTGTATTGGCTTATACTTTAATTGACGCGGACATTACGCTCATTCAGCAGGCTGTAAAGTGGGAAACAGATCCTGAAAAGATTTACCGGATAATTTGCAACATGGTTTATACTCAATCTGCTTTTGACGAGGCGGTGAATGAGTTCTGTTTTAATGCCAAATCTGACTATTTCATCGAGATACCGGAAGAGAAAAGAATCAAGTGTTTTGAAATTGCTCGAAATGATAAAGATATTGAGCTTATCAAGGAAAGGGTAAAAGAATCAAGAATTTATATTAAATCACTTTTAAACAATTAAAAAAATGGGCAGAATATCCTGTAAAATCAATTTGGCCGCGTTAAAAAACGCGGCAATTATCACAAGCGGTAAAAATAAAGATGTGGATTGTATCTTAATCCCGATCGCTCAAAATCATTTATTCCGGTCTGACAAAGGAGCGGTTTATCTTGACCTGATTGGATTTGAAACTCCGGTAGAAAAGCGGAAAGGTAAAGACACTCACTTGGTTAAGCAGTCACTATCTAAAGACATTCAGGATAAGATGACTGAAGAAGAAAAGAAAGCAATGCCAATATTAGGTAACTTCATTGACTGGGATCAGGCAGGCGAGTCTCAAAGTGCACCAGCAGAGACAGGGGCAGTAGTTGCGGATGGGTTGGATGACCTGCCATTTTAGAGAATAATTTTATCTGAAAATACCTTATTTGTACAAAAACGTATGAATAATGTATTTTTAAAATGCTTATTTAACCCACCCGGCTAACTACCGGGTTAAAACTTGACTAAATGGAAATATTACCACTAAACATAAACGGCAGGGGTAAACGGTACGGGAACAGGCATCCAAAAAAGGTTATCGGGTTAGCTTTGGAATATACTTTAGGCAATAATTTAAGTCCGGTAGAATCAGCAAGATTGCTAAATTTACCTTTGCCAACCGTAGCTGAATGGATGACTAAATACTGGTTTTACCGCAAAGTTGATGATCCGATTATTTTAGTATTAGAATCTAAAGTATGAATCCACACCTCAGACAAAAAATCATCCTCTCAATAATCCTAAAACGCTCATTGAGAAGGTATAGGATTGAGGATATAATTAAAGCGATAAGCAACTACTATGGGTAAAGTCAGGATAAAAACAGATGGTCGCGGTTCCGCTCAGGAAATTGGCAAGATACAAACATACAAGTCCAAACCTAAACCATACCGGGAGCCTGATTGGTTACGAAAATACCGATTAGGCCGGGAGCGATGGTTCTGGCAAAAGTACCCGGAGCAAAGGGCATGGATTGAGGAGTTTGTAAATGAAATGAAGAGGAATTGGTTAACGCAAGATAAAAGGAAATGAACGAACACAAATATCCATATAAATGGACTTTAAAAGATGCCGTATTCACCAAAGATAAAGGCAAAGTATTCAGCTGCTTTTCATGTGGAGGTGGTTCTACAATGGGTTATAAATTAGCTGGTTTTGATGTAATTGGGTGCAATGAAATTGACCCTAAAATGATGTCTTGCTATATTGAAAACCACAAGCCAAAATATTCCTATTTGGAACCGATACAGACTTTTAAATTACGAAAAGACTTGCCGTCCGAACTTTATGATCTGGATATATTAGATGGATCGCCACCTTGCAGCAGCTTTTCAATGGCTGGGAATCGTGAAAAAGATTGGGGTAAAGATAAGGTATTTCGTGAGGGCCAGGCTATGCAGGTTCTTGATACATTGTTTTTTGACTTCATAGATTTAGCAAAGGAATTGCAGCCTAAAGTTGTTATAGCTGAAAATGTTAAGGGCTTGTTATTAGGCAACGCAAAATCCTATGTAATACAGATTTACAAAGAATTCGACAAAGCCGGTTATTACTGCCAGCATTTCCTGTTAGATGCTTCAGATATGGGCATACCACAAAAAAGGGAAAGAGTCTTTTTTATAGCATTCAGGAAGGATTTGGCGGTTAATTTTTTACACAAAGCCGATTTTTTTACATTGACGCCTAAAATAGAAATGGAATTTAAAGAACCTAAAATACCATTCAGTAAAATTTTTCACGATTATACAGACCGTCCGTTGTCGCCGCATTATATGAAGTTTTGGGAAGAAAGAAAGAATGGAGATTTAGATTTTTCTTACGCTTCAGGTCGAATGGGTAAAAACGAAAATGCTCAATTCCAATATAAATACCTATACATGGATAAAGTCAATAACACGATATTGGCCGGGGATCAATGCGTTTTATTCGACCGTCCCAGATTCAGGAATTTCGACGAGCTTTGCGAGGCCGGGAGTTACCCAAAAGATTATAATTTTATGGGTAACAAAACCGAATATTTAGTTGGTATGTCCGTCCCTCCTGTTATGACCGCCCAAATAGCATCACGTATTTATGAACAATGGTTATCTAAATTATGCGAAAAATAGACTACACAGACCCAATGAGCATGTACCGCTCCGGCAAGACCGCAAAGGTAGTAACCGAACAGGAACTTGCGGACCAGAAAGCGAAAAGGGAACAATCGCATCAATTAGAGTTCTGTAAGTGGATAAAACACACTTATCCTGAAATCCGATTCCGTTCCGATATGCAGGCTGGACAAAAACGATCTGGCTATATGCAGAATCTTGTAGATATTTTAGATCCGTTCTCTGGATGGCCAGATGTGTCAATATGGATTAATCGCGGTTCCTATTGCGGTCTGATGATTGAGATGAAACGGGAAAACTCAGGGGCTATCTTAAAAGATGGCTCACTATCAAAAGGCAAGCACGTTCAAAATCAGCATCAGGTTCATGAGTTTTTGCGGGGTTTGGGGTGGAAAGTGGAGATAGCTGAGGGGCGCGATGAGGCGAAGAAAGTGTTGGAAAGTTATTTGCGTATTTGATCAAAAAGTACTATATTCGTTACAAGCTACAACGTCATGAAGATATTTAAAATTTCCCTCCTGTTCCTTTTACTCATCATTCGATGGG